AAGAAGCCGGTAGACCCCGTCCCGAAGGACGGATAATCTTCGGCTGTGACGTTGCCGATACCGGCAAGGACGAGACAGTGATGACCCGCCGTATTTCGTGGCTGGTCGAGTCAATGGAGCGGGTCGGACAACAGGACACGGAAACGACCGCACTGCGCTTGGTCGGCCGGTTGCAGAACACCGCCGGCTCGGTGGCCTGTGTGGACGGTAACGGAATGGGCATCGGGGTCGTCAACCGGATCCGCAGTTTCCGGCTGCCGGTGCTTTCGTATATCGGCTCGCAGAAGGCGGGCGGGATGACGGACGTTACCGGGGAGTTCACCTTCGCGAATACCCGTAGTGCAGCGTACTGGCACCTGCGCGAGTTGCTGGACCCGATCAACGGACCGGGGACGATTGCGATTCCGCGTGACGAGGACCTGGCGGCCGACCTGACAATACCGAAGTGGAAGGTGAAGCTCGGAGCGGTAATTGCGGTCGAGCCGAAGGACTCGGTGGTCAAGCGACTGAAGCGGTCCCCGGACTGCGGTGACGCTATCGTAATGACGTTCTGGCCGGATAGCAGTACCGAGGCGCGTTCCCGAATCGTCGCGTACACCGCGCAGGGTCAGGATATCGACAGCTGGGCCGAGGATCGGCCGGTCGGGCGACCACGCCCGGGTGCCCGCCGGAGAATCGAAGACCTTGCCCGTGGCGAACTCACTATGCGCGGAGATACACACGTGAACGTCCATACCTATGCTGAGCCGGATGGCGGCTGGGGGGTCGATTACGAATGGTAGTCGTTACCAACAACGGTAGTAACCCTCCGCCGCAGCCGAAGCGCAAGCCCACGACTCAGGCGGACCTGCTCGATAGCCTTCCGAAGCTGTCGAAGAAGCAGAAGAACGCGCTGCTGCAGGGTGAGACCGGAACGGCCTTCGACCTCTATACCCGGATGTTCGCGTCGTTCCGTGACGGTGACGTATTCGAGACCGGTGAGTGGCGGGCTCGGGACCTCGATCAGATGTTCCGCCGAGACGGCGATGCCGTAATGATCGAGTCAGCGCTTACCCTCCCGCTGCGATCGGCAACGTACAACTTTACGCCGGCAAAGGGCGACACCGGAGAGCTCGAGCTGGTGCAGGAGCAGCTATTCACGCCACCGGAGGCCGGTGGAATCGACCCCGATCTGCAAACGATCATCGGACAGATGTCCGGTGCGTCGTACTACCGAAAGGCGTTCTTCGAGAAGGAATACGACTGGCCCGGCGGGGATACGGTTTACCTGCGCAAGCTGTCCTGGCGGCCTCCCGCGACGTGTGAGATCAAGCGTAACGAGCGCACCGCTCAGTTTGACGGATTCCGGCAGCGGGCGTGGTGGTTCGCGTCCACTCCGAAGGAGATCGCCAGCTCGAAGAACTGGACCGGGTATATCGATATCCCGAAGGTGCGGGCGTTCGTCTTTATCCACGGGGTACACCGGCAGCCACTTACCGGCACGTCCGATATGGACGTCATCTATTGGGCGTACAAGCAGAAGCAGAAGATACTGTTCCTGTGGTTCCAGTTCCTCGAGCAGCAGTCCCTGCCGAAGATTGCCGCCTACGGACCGGACCCGGATAGCGCAAACCAGATCGCCGAGGCAATCGCGTCGATGAAGGCCTCCGGAGTTGCGGGCTTCCAGCGTCCGCCGCAGGGTGGAAAGCTATTCGACATCATCGCCAGCTCTGGCGCGGGGGCGCAGCAGTTCCAATCGGCACTGCAGTTCCTTCAGAGCTATCAGAGCCGAAGTGTCCTTGCGGGGTTCCTCGAGCTCGGCAACGCAGCAGCGCTCGGCCGGGGTTCATATGCCCTTGCGGAGTCGCAATCGGACTTCTTCTTGCAGCATCGGGAAGCCGTCAAGAAGGAGATGTGCTCGCAGTTCACCCGGGACGTTACGGCGCCACTATGCATCCTGAACAAGTGGGGCTCCGATGCGAAGATACCTCGGCTAACGGCAGCACCACTGAGCCAAACGGACTCGGCACAGATCATCTCGGTGCTGACGGCCGGAATGGCCGCACCGCAGATGAATATCCCGTTCGAGTTCCTCGATCTGGTGGCCGAAAAGGTCGGTACGATCTTCGACCTGCCAACGGATAAGGTACAGGCGGTGCTCCAGAACGCAGCGGCATTCCGGGCCAAGCAGGAGGCACTGAAGAGCGCACAGGGGGCCGGTCCGGTCGGACAAGGGGCCGCCAAGATCGCTGGAACGGCGCAGGCCGCATCGAAGATTGCGTCAATGGCCGGAGCCGGGGAAAGGCCGTTGCCGAAATGACCACTCCCCCGCAGCAGACACAAACGCAAACGCAGCCGCCACCGCAGCAACCTAACGTCGCGCTGGTTGCGGCGGTCGGTGTCATTTTGGCTGCGCAGTTGTTGCCTAGCTTCGCCCTCCCCGCGTTGATCCCGTTGCTGATCCCCGATCGCAACCGGTCCGGGATATCCGCGCTTAGGATCGCACTAGCCACTACGGAAGCGTTCCCGGAGCCGTCACTACAGGGTGTCGGTGCCGCACAGGCGGAGATGATCCGGATGAACGAGCTCCGCCGTGCTGCGTACGTGGTCAATTCGATGCTCCGGTTGCGGACAGCGATTGAGGATGCCCGGGCCCAGGGCTCTAGCCTTATCGAAGCCGAGAAGGCAGTGCGTACGGACGAGGCAGTCTATTTCCGTCAGCACGTGCAGGCCGCGGGACAGCGAATGGCGGCCGCAAGTAAGATCGATGCGTTGGCGATCCAGTACGGACCGATATTGGGCTGGTACGCCGCCAAGGACAAGCGCGTTACGGCGGAATGTCGGAATGCGAATGGTAACAACTTCTCGGCACTCGATCCGCCGGCGATTGGCTGGCCGGGTGTCGTGCATATGAACTGTCGATGTCAACCCGGCCCGCCACACCGGAGAGGAAGGATGCTATCGTGACGACAACGTCAGCGCGATACCCGGCCGTTACCGATCCCCGCCTCGGACGCCACTTCTCATTCGACTCGCGTAACCTGCGATTCGTTTCGGAGCTCACCCCGACCTATGTGGACGTTCGTTGGCCCCGGCACGTTCCGATCTACGACCAGGACGTTCCGAAGCCGCGGGGATCATGCACCGGACAGGCGATTGCCGGAGCCTGCGCGACTAGCCCGCTCTGGGAAGCGCTATCGGATGCACTCCGGGCTACGCTGATGAACGACGATCAGGCGATGAAGTTCTATTCCGAGGCAACGGCCACGGACCCGTTCCCCGGAGTGTTCAACTGGCAGAATCCGGACGGGCCGGGCTCGGTGGACACCGGATCGGACGGTACCGATGCGTGCAAAGCGGCATCGCGTGATCGGTACATCTCGTCCTACCAGCACGCACTGTCGTTTACGACCGCACTGGCCGCACTCGAAAAGGGTCCCGTCATCTCCGGGATTAACTGGTACAAGGGGATGTTTACCCCGGACGAGAACGGACTCGTCACGATTGCACCGGGCGACACAATTGCCGGTGGCCACGAAATGTGCTTCGATGAGATCATCGTCGCTAAGCAGCTGGTCGGCTTCCAGCAGTCGTGGGGCAACTGGGGCGTGCAAGGTCGCGGCTATATGTCGTGGGACACGTGGGGTCGGCTACTGTCCGAGAACGGTGACGTGAATGTCCCGCAGCCACTGAATGTCACTAAGCCGCCACCGGCTCCCGTCCCCGCGGTGGACCCGGACGCGCTAGCGGCATATCAAGCGTTGAAGCGCTGGGCAGCGAGGAATGGGGTGCTGTAGGTAATGCGCCAGGTCGATTTGGTCGGGCCACACGGGTACGAGCACGGTTGGAAGTTCGTCGGGGTCCCCGGGGTCACCCCGCATTCCGACCTGCTCAAAGCTCGGGCGGAGGCCCGTGCGGTACACCCTCCGGGTCACCCCGAACGGTTGAAGGCCGAGAAAGCGGTACGCCACTCGCGCAAGCTCAACATGCACCTTTCCGAGCCGCCTCCTGATACGAATCGCACGAAGGCCGAGCTTGAAAGGCGTGCGGCGACACGGGGCGGCAGCGAAGAGGACTGGGCCGCCCGCGTGCAAGCGCTACCCGGCGGCCTTCCCACGGATATCGCCACCCAGAATGCGATGCAGAATGCGCATGACCGGGGTTTGACAGAGGGGATGCCGGGGTTCTGGAAGGCGGTACACCAGGAGGTAGTGGCCGGTCAGGAAGCCGCACCCGCCAAGCCGTCTCGCAGCAATAAGTACGTCGGAAAGACGGTAACGCATAAGGCGAGCGGAAAGGTCGGGAAAGTAACGTATGCGGATCGGGCGGGGCTGGTCGTTCAGCACGATGACGGATCGCAGATACAGGGACCGCATTCGGCATTCGATATCGGATCGTCGCAGCGAGCGCGAAAGCGGCCTAGCCCGCAGCAGCTGCTGAATGCGGAGTTTACCCCGACCGAGAAAGCGGTATATGCTCCGGTGACTCCGGGTGAGGGTCCGCGGCATCAAGCCCGTGCTACTCCGCCGGCCGCCAAGCCGGAGGTGCAACTCAAGCGAGGTGCGTCCGGCAACTACCAGGCATTTCGGGGCGCGGAAAAGCTCGGGATCATTATCCCGCAGGCAGACGGCTCCTTCTCATTCGAGCACAAGCGCGGGGATCAGGTACACGGTTACGCGTCACTATCCCAGGCAGCGCATGCTCTCGTTCAGCGACACGACTCGGGTCAGTCAATCGGTGGTCGCGGTGAAACGCTGCGCTCGATCGGGATGCCCGAAACGCGTAAGGGAGGTCGGAGAAGGCGCGGACCGGACTACCGCGGAATCGGTTTGTCGGTCGAGACTCCGCGCTTGGTCGCCACTCCCGCTCCACTCGGAAAGCCCGGCGGTCCGGGTCTCTATCATCTCAAGGGCGCCAAGCTCCCGAACTACATCGAGAATATGCGGAACGCACTGATGCGCGGGGGGATGAGCGAAGGGCGTGCTACCGCTACTGCGATTTCCCGGTGCAAGGTCCTTGCCGTTACCTCGAAGCACCCGGAGGTGAAAGCAGCAGCGGCGGCAGCAATCGCCGAGCTGAAAGCCACCGCACTTCGGGCCAAGGCAGCTCACGGCCATACGAACTCCCCCTCCCGCGTTGTCGAGCTGTTTAATATGTTCCACGCCCCTCCCGGAGCAGGAGGCGGTCAGTTCACTACGAAGAGCGGGGCAAGCGGCGGGGCGAAAGCGCAGCCGGGGACTACCCCGAGCGGAACGCGACCGGCAGCTCAGAAGGCCGCGATACTCCGAACGGTGGCGGGACTGCGTAAGCGGATCGGCGCACAGACCGTAACGCTTAACGGACTCAAGGCGCAGAAAGCTTCCTTGTCCGCAAGCGTAGGCGGGTCAAAGGCCAGCGGGACAACGGTGGCCCGGAAGGCCAAGAAAGCGACCACTGCCCGCAGTAAGACCACCGTCAAGCAGAAGGCCGGCGCCAAGCGGAAAGCGACCACCAAGACCACCGGCGCCTCGAAAGCTTCGAGTCGCGCTGCAACGATGGGCCAGATCGCCAGGCTGTCGACGCGAATCAGTTCCCTCTCTTCGACAATCCGTGCGGAGCGGGGACAGGTTCGGACGCTGCTCGCCAAAGCGAGAAAGATGTGAGGCTGTCAGAAATGGCTCTGGAATTTGCGTGGGATGAGTCAAAGCACCCGCGAATCCCCGGACATCATCACGGCGGGGGCGAATTTACGAAAGGCGCACGTGCACTGTCGGCAGCAACGGGTCGCTCACCTACGTCCTTTGTCCACCCAAGTACCGGACATACAATGTTCGGAGCCGAGTCGGGTGACACCTACGAGGAGTTGTTGCGGGTAAAGGGAGGTGCGATACTAGCGAAGGCATTCGGTGCCGGTAATCCGATGGTGCGCCTCTCCGGTGCTGCGGGAGCGGGAGCAAAGGGCGGACTCGGAGCACGGAATACCCCGCTAGATTTCCGTCTCGATCACAAGTACGGCGGAGAGCTTAAGACCCTGCATATCGAGGCCAAGAATCAGCGGATCGCAATGAAGCCCGATGAGCGCGATCGTAAACGTCTCGCAGCGGCAAAGTCCGGACTTACCCCGTTGATCGTGGTGCAGGTGGTCGACCAGGCGAACGGTGAGGTGCACGTATACGCGCATACCGGATCGTTCGAATCTAAGCGGCTGCATACGCTCGAGCACCTCGGCTCGTATAAGTACTCACAGGCCGAGTTCCGGAACGCTCAGAAGGCAACCGGCCACTGGGATAAGCGACTACCGAGAGCGACGGCGCAAGGGAAATGACCGAATCGGACGACCTACTCCCGGGTCAGGAGGACGAAGCTCCGGAGCCGGGTGACACCGTTATCGAGCTCAGTGCTGACGGCATTCCGATGATCTATACGGAGCCGGAACCGGGACCTAAGGGAGCTACGCAGCGCATCGCAATCCGTGATGCCGGAGGTGGAGGAAAGAATGACAACGTACCTGTACGAGCACCCCGCCGAGGCAGGGGTGGGCGAGCACCACGCCGATCCAGCTCACCCGATGCTGGCTGATCGGCCCGCGGAGGTAATGGGCGCCGTCCCGTTGGCGGCACTCGATTTCCTCGACCTCACCGACGAGCAGAAGGCCAAGGCGGCAGCGGTTCACGAGCTGACGATGGCCGATCTGGACATGCCGCACGGCACCACGGTCACGCTCGTGATGAACGATGACCCCGATATGCCGGACGAGCCACTCAAGCACAACGGCCAGGTGGTCGTTGAGTGGACCGATCGGCACGGAACGCTCCGGAGGACAGCATTCGATCCGGCGTTCTTCACCGAGCACTTCTCGGAGGTGACCACGTGAGCACGATCTCCGCTGGGCAGCTGATGACGTTCGCGGAGCAGGAGGCCCTAGCCCAGACCTTCCGCAAGACGCAGGGACCGGCGATCACGTCGGCCTATCTGGCGCTGCTGACCAACGCCACTTCGGGTTCGGTAGACAACACCTGGACGACAATGGCATCCGGGTCGGAGTACGCCGCCACGGGCTATGCTCGTCAGGTGTTCGGGCCGACAACGCCAACGGTGGCCAGCCCCTCGGTGATTAGCAACACCGCTACGATTACCTGGGGCCCGACGTCATCCTCGCCCGGTACCACGGTCAACTGGGGTATGCTCACGGACGCAACCGGTGCCGGTGCGGGTGCCACTGCGAAGGACGTCTGTGCGTTCCTGGTCACTACCCCGCGTACACCGATCTCCGGTGACTCGATCCAGGCCGCCGCGAGCGCTTTCACCGCACAGGTCTGAGCATGCCGGTCCAGCGACTCGATCTCGGTAGTGGCCCGTCCACTAACGAGGTGCGTCAGTACCCGTGCCAGGCCCGTGGTATCGGACCGTTTTCGGCGCAGTGTGGTGCTACTCCTGCGTCGCTCTGGGAACGGTACTGCGTAAACGGGCATACGCGGGAAGTGCGGCTATGTCCGGCCCACGCCGTACTGATTGCCCGCGGGCACGGTGCCTGTACGGAATGCCTAGACAAGGGGACGGCGTCCGCAGTAATGCTGCGGCCGCTTGACCTGCTACTCCTCGGACATGCTGGAGGCGTTAGGTGACGAGCCTGTGGTCGAATAAGGAACTGCTCTACAACATGCCCGCCTCCGGCGCGACCTCCACCGCGCCCGGCGCGGCGTCGGTAGTGCTGACGGGGAACACGGCGACTAACCCGGCGTTCAAACTGCCGTCGCTGCGTGCCCTGTGGGGCATGTCGGAGATCCCGGGGCGGGCTATCCGGGTCTCGATGCGCGGCACGTTCGGCACCCCCGCTGCCACACCTGGGACGTGGCTGATCGGCGTCGGCCTCAACACCACGCAGGCGACGAAGCCGACCACGACTGTCCTCGCTGCCTCCGGCGCGCTGACCCTCGCCTCCCCGAACCTGTCGCTCGGCGCAACGGGCGGCACGTGGGAGATGGAGTTCGACTGGACGCTCCAGACAGCTGGCTCGGCGGCGGGCGCCGCCCCGGTGGCCACCGGATTCGCGCACGGCAACCTCGGCTTCGGCCCGAACTCGAGCGCGACCTACGGCGCGGCGGTCAGCTACATGGTCGGCGGCGGCGCGGCGGTCACGGTAGACCCGACGGTGGAGTACTGGATTGAGGGTTACGCGACGTTCTCCACCGGGCCGGCGTCAACGGTAATCGCCTGCAACCAGTTCCTCGTCTCCGCTCAGAACTAACGGGAGCTGCGTCTGAGCTAGGGAGGGCGCCCTAGATGACGACCCTGGTCAACACCTTCGAGGGCGTCACCCCTTCCGGGACGACTCTGACCGCCGGAGCGGGCGGCAACACGGGCGGCGCGTCGGGCGCGTTCGTTGACATCCTCACGATCGTCGCTGGCGGCACGCTCGCCTCCGACTCGGCTCATGCCGCGCACGGTGGCCTCGGCGTTAAGGTTGCGACCGGCGGCACAGCCGGCGGCTCAAGCTGCTCGTGGACGACGTCGCTCACTGGCACGTCGGTCCCCACGGCCTGGTTCCGCGAGTATCTGTATTTCACGGCTAACCCCGCCGCCCAGCACCGTGTTTTCGCCGCACTGACCGCCAGCGTCTGCGGCAGCATCAACATCAGCACGGCCGGGAAAGTCGTCGCGCAGAACGCCGCCGGGACCGGGATCCTGACGTCCACTGCTTCGATCCCGCTCAATCAGTGGTTCCGGATCGAAGGGTTTGTCACCGGCGACGCCGCCGTGGGGCAGATCGAGTTCAAGCTATTCCTGGCTGACCCGGACGCGGCCACCGCTACCGAGACGCAGACCTCCGCAGCGACCCAGAACACGACCGGCGTGATCACCCGCGCAGCGTTCGGCATCACGGGCACGTCGATCGCCAACGCCGGGCCGTTCTGGATCGATGACGTTGCCGCTTCGGATGTCGGCTATATCGGCCCAGCGGCGGTGGCGGCGCCGGAGTCGCTGCCGATGCGGTCGGAGCGGCGCACGGCCCGGCGCCGGTTCCGCGCCTACCAGCCGGTGCCGCGGACCCTGTTCGAGATTGAGCCATCGGCAGCTATAACTACGTGGGACCTAGCTGGTACCGCCAGCAATACTTCAGTCGCGTCGGGTGCAGTAACGCTGACTGATGCCGTAGCAGGAACTGCATCAACCGTGAGCTCGGCAACTGGGGCAATCACCTCCGGCGTTCCGACCGGAGCTCCGACTCTGGTTTCGTATACCGAAACAACCTGGAACAGTAGCGGTTCGAAGTCCACTGCTTCGGTGGCGTGGAACGCTGGCGACCTAATCGTTGTTATCGCGTCGAATGAAGGCGGATCTTCCCTTGTCGCTACCGCCACTCCGACAGCTACCGGGCTAACGTTTACCGGTGGTACGGCACAGGGCGGCGGTCCGGCATCAGCGTGGGTGAACACGTTTACCGCTATCGCAGGTAGCAACGGCTCCTCAGCTATCTCGTCTACCGGTGCCGGTGTCCTGCACTGGGGGATGGCGGTTTGGGTATTCCGCAATCACGGCGGTGCGGGTAACCTAGTAGGCAACTCGACCACCGCCCAGACAATCTCGCTGACCCGTGCCGGTAATAACTCGCTAGTGGTTATGGGCCAGATGGGCTGGCCGGATCCGGTAAGTGGCTACGCGTGGACACCTACGGTTGGCAACGATCGACAGCATGCTCAGGACGGTGCTATCTATACCGTATACGTTGCGGACTGGGGCGATCAAGGCGCAGCTGGAACTACCTCATACGGCGCAACCGGTGAGTCGTCCACTAACACGTTTGCTAAGGCGTGCCTGGAGATAAAGTCGGCCGCCACTACGTGGGCACTGGCCGGAACCGCCAGCAATACCTCGACAGCTTCCGGCACAGTGACGCTTACTCCCGCCGTACTCGCTGGAACGGCCAGCGCTGTATCCGCAGCGTCCGGAGCGCTAACCCTTCTCGTAGTGATAGTGGGAACCGCATCGAACGCGTCCTCGGCGACCGGGGCAATTACCCTATTGGCGAAGCTGGCTGGAACGGCCTCGACTGCCAGTTCGGCAACCGGTGCGCTAACGCTTACCGCGGCAATTGCGGGAACCGCTTCGAACGTATCGGCTGCAACCGGAGCGTTCCTACCGGCTCCTATCGCAGGAACTGCGGTAACGGTTAGCCAGGCCTCCGGGGCGTTCCTCCCCGCGACAATCGCGGGCACTGCCACTACCGTTTCGGCGGCAAACGGCGCAATTACCTCCGCTCCGACAGCGGTAACCTGGGCGCTGGCTGGCACCGCAGCGAATGCCAGTTCGGCGAGTGGGGCATTCCTTCCTGCACCTATCGCCGGTACCGCCTCTAACACGAGCTCGGCAACCGGCGTACTGGCCCTGCGTATACCGCTCGCGGGAACCGCAGCGAATGCTAGTGCGGCCTCCGGAGTGCTTACCCTCATCGCAGCAATCGCGGGTACCGCAGTCACCGTTTCCACTGCCTCCGGGTCAGTCACGCTGCTAGCCAATCTGGCTGGGACCGCGGTAACCGTTAGCTCGGCGACCGGGGCAATTACGTCCGCAGCTGGGCCAACCACTTGGTCGGCAGTTGGAACGGCAAGCAACGCTAGTGCGGCATCCGGGACAATCACGCTGGCCCCGGCGGTAATCGCAGGAACGGCAGTAACGGTAAGCCAGGCCTCCGGTGCGTTCCTTCCCGCCCGAATCGCAGGGTCGGCCGCCTCGGTTAGCGCTGCGTCCGGAGCGATTACGCTACTGGCACAGGTAGCCGGTACGGCCGTTTCGGTGAGCTCGGCATCCGGTACGCTCACCCTACTGGCGGCAATCGCGGGGACGGCAGTAAGCACTTCAACCGCCGTGGGTGCGTTCCTGCCGGCACCGGTCGCGGGCACGGCGGTTACTGTCTCGGTGGCAACCGGAGCGCTAACGCTGCGGCTAACAATCGCCGGAACCGCGGTGACGCTTTCGGTTGCCACCGGGGCTCTCCTCCCCGCGCTGATCGCGGGAACCGCCGTAACCGTTTCGAGTGCTACCGGCGCAATTACCTCCGGAGCTGGTCCGACCGTTTGGTCCCTCGGTGGTACGGCCGCAAAGGTGAGTACCGCCAGTGGCGCGCTGACTCTGCTGGCAGCTATTGCCGGAACGGCGGCCAGTACGAGCACTGCGGCCGGAGCGTTCACCCTGACGCCGCTTGTTATCGCCGGAACTGCGTCAACCGTTTCGCTTGCCTCGGGAGTACTGGCCCCGAAGGATATCCTAGCTGGCACCGCGGTTACGGTGTCCGTTGCGTCCGGGGTACTGATCGAACGGCTGGTCATCGCGGGAACGGCCGTAACGTCGTCGCTAGCAATCGGTATCCTAGGCGTTCGGTTGGGCTTGGCCGGAAGTGCGGTTACCGTTTCGCATGCAACCGGCCAGATCGTTTCGCTGGCACTTGCCGTCCTGCCGCAGATCATCGGCTGCGTGGTGCGCCTCCTCGTATACAGTGCAACAGTGCGGATCGGGACAATCGGTACTACGGTGCGGGTGCAAACGGTGGCAATTGACCATATCGTTGTGGCTAATCTTGGGATTACCGTGGAGGTTCAATGACCGGCGAAAGCGCAATCGTGCACCTGCACGTGCGCCAGAACAATGACGTCACCGTAACGGCAGCGCTAACGGATCCGAGCCTGCCACTTGTCGGCGGCAAACAGCAACCGCTGGACCTAACCGGAAAGGTCTGTCA